TAGAAGTTTTTAATAAAGTAGACCGCAAAGATGTTACTTTAGTTCTGACGGGATATGATAATCGTCATGGTATAATGCCTAAAGAACAAAATAACATTCGTGTAATGATGTTAGAAGACCGTAGTGGAGTATTGAATGCTATATCATCCGCAGACCTATATATTATGCATAGTCATAGTGAAGGTTTTGGTCTAGTTTTGTTGGAATCTATGTTGAATAAAACACCTTGGGCAGCACGAAATATCGCTGGTTCTAAGTTGATGAAAGATTATGGTTTTACATATGATACTGATGAACAATTGATAAAATTCTTGAGTGAATTCAAAACAACACCTGATGATGTCCTTGCAAATAATTTTTTATTTGTTAACAATAACCATTTGATTAAAAATACAGTTAATGATATTTTAAAAACACTATGAACAAACTTGTAATATTTGACCTTGACGGAGTTTTGATTGATAGCCGAGAACTACATTATGATGCACTTAATGATGCTTTGCGTAAAGTTGATGAACAATATGTCATTTCTCGGGAAGAACACCTTTCAACTTATGACGGCCTAAACACAACAAAAAAACTAAAACTACTTTCTGAACAGAAGGGTTTGCCTAGTACACTTTATGACCAAATTTGGCAAGATAAACAAAATGCCACGTTTGAATTGATTAAGACCTGTCCTAAAAACAATTCCATCAATTACATTGTAACCCAACTTAGAATAAAAGGTTGGAAAGTTGCAGTTGCTTCTAACAGCATTCGTGAAACTGTTAGGTTAGCATTGAAACGAGTTGGCATTTTGGAAGAAATTGACTTTTTTGTTTCTAATGAAGATGTATTTCATCCAAAACCATTTCCTGAAATGTATTGGCAATGCATGACTAAATTCAAAGCACTACCAAAAGACACAATAATTGTAGAAGATTCACATATTGGCCGTGAAGCTGCTTTAAGTTCTGCGGCTACTTTGTATCCAGTTGCAGATGCTTATGAATTAAATGGCAACAAGTTCATGGAATTTATTGATGAATTTGAAGCAGCAGACCGTAGAAAAACTATCCCATGGAGAAATAAGAAGATGAATGTTTTGATTCCAATGGCAGGTGCAGGTTCAAGATTTGCACAAGCTGGTTATACATTTCCAAAACCGTTGATTGATGTTAATGGTAAACCAATGATTCAAGTTGTTGTCGATAATTTGAATGTTGAAGCTCATTTCATATTCTTGGTTCAAAAAGACCATTATGAGAAATACAACCTACAATCTGTTTTGAATCTAATTGCTCCTGGTTGCGATATTGTTCAAGTAGACGGTTTGACAGAAGGTGCGGCTTGTACTACACTATTAGCAAAAGAATTGATTGACAACGATGAACCACTCTTGATGGCCAATTCAGACCAATTTGTTGAGTGGAATTCTAATGAATGTTTGTATGCCTTTACTGCTGATGTTATTGATGGTGGTATTGTTACCTTTGAATCGACACATCCAAAGTGGTCATTTGCTAAATTGGATTCCAATGGTTTTGTTTCAGAAGTCGCAGAGAAAAATCCAATTTCAAATCTAGCAACTGTCGGCATCTACTATTGGAAACGTGGTTCAGATTATGTCAAGTATGCTGAACAAATGATTTCAAAAAATATCAGGGTGAATAATGAATTCTATGTTTGTCCAGTCTTCAATGAAGCTATTGCTGACGGCAAAAAAATTAGAACGAAAAATATCAATAAAATGTGGGGACTAGGAATTCCTGAAGATTTACAATACTATTTGGAGCACCATAAAACATGAATGTAGCATTGATACTTACCGGACATATGCGGTGCTGGGAACAAGTTTTCCCAAATACTAAAGATGTTATTCTCGATAGATACAAACCTGATGTGTTTATCCATGCGTGGGATGAACAATCTTGGTGGGATCCACATAGTAAAGAAGGGTTTGTTGCAAACTCTCCTAAGATTGACCAAAAAGCAATTTTGGAAACTTACAAACCAACAGCTATGTTTTTTGAGAACTTTGAAACCAAACGAGCAGATTTTGAAAAAGCTGCCGAGAACTATGAAAAACACTATCATGTAAAAAGGAATATTCTTTCCATGTTTTACAAAATTGGTCGTGGTGTTGATATGATGAATGAACATACGGCAAGAACAGGTAAACATTATGATTTAGTTATTCGTATGCGGCCAGATTTGGTTTTCAAAGAACACTTACCTAATTTTGACAACAGCAAATTGTACACAATATTACACAGAAACCATGTTGGACAAGGAACTGGAGATATGTTTCAAGCTTCTAATCAATGGTTAATGTCAATGTTTGGTAACATATCTGTTATCTTACCACAACTTTACAAACAAACAGGAATACTTTGTCCACACATTGTCTCTGAACATATGTTTAGACAATCTGGATTTCCTTGGGAAGAATTTCCAATTGAACGAATGTTAATGCATACACCAGCAGGTGAATATAAACCAAAACAACTTTATGGATACAATTGAAAATGAGAATTGCTTTGTTTTGTGCAGGATTGCCCAGATTTAATGATTTTTTTTTGAAAACACTAGATAATCTAAAAAATGAAGGTGTTATGGATCTTTATTTTTTTATGTGGAATTCAGATTTTGATTATCGAAATTTATTTTCCAAAATACCTAATAATTACAATGTAAAATCATTAATACAAATAGAAGAACCTGATTTAGGATCTTTAACGAAAAAAAAATGGCCAGATGATTATCCACAACAAGTAACTTCTGATAATTATAACAGAAACATTATAGATATTTGTTATAAGCAACATTATGGTTTGTACAAATCATTTCTTCAAATAAAAGAGAATTATGATGTTTATGTTAGATTAAGGGTTGATGGCCTAGTTAGTAAACAAATAAATCTGTCTGATTATGATGTTTCAAAAGGAATATATTGTCCAGATGGACCTAAATTTGAGCCTAAAGATAATCCAACAGACTCAAAATATACTAAATTTAATGACCAGTTTGCTATAGCAAATAGAAACAATATGGAAATATATTGCTCACTATATTCAAATTTAGATAATTATTTTCAATTAGGTGAAATTCCTATACATCACGAAACTATTTTACAACATCACTTGTTGGAAAATAATGTCATCTTATATGATGGTGGCTTTGAACACATTTTGGAAGATGGTAGAAAAAATAATAACTTCCGTTTTACTGTAAAAATGATAAAAAGAAAAAATATGAACGATTTTAATTCAATTTTAGATTTAACTGATGGTCCAGTCCAGTATGAGTTATCTCAATGGGGCCATATAAAAATGAAACAACACTTATATCCTTATTCAATTAAGATTGATGAATTTGAATTTTTGAAAAATCTTATAATCGAAAATAACTTGCAAAGAGGATATGAATGTGCTACAGCTTTTGGCATTAGTTCCTTAGCTCTAGGAATTGGTTTCAAACAAACTGGTGGAAAATGTGTTACAATGGATGCTTACATTGAAGAAAAATGCGAAAGTTATGATGCTTATAAAAATTTTGAAAAACAATTGCACGAAACATCAGATGGTATAAAATCTGTAAAATACTTAATAGAAAAATATAATTTACAAGATGTATTATTTCCTGAAATTGGTTGGAGTCCAAATGATACAGAAACAATTTTAAGAAAACATATTACTGAACCATTAGATTTTGTTTTCATTGACGGCGGCCATTTTCCACATCAAGTTATAAAAGATGTTGATGTTATTATGCCACTTCTTGGTGAAAAATATGTTTTGGCTTTTCATGATGTTTATCCGGAAAGTTGGGGTGGTTGTTTTACGGATCAAGTACACGAACACATTTTTCGGAAAACAGGTAAAAGAATAGAGATAAAAATACCCAACCCTGTTGGTGAAAACTTGGGTGTTATTATCAACCTATGATTTACATTGCTCATCGTGGCCTAACAACAGGACCAAATAAAGACTTGGAAAATAACCCGGAACAAATTATAAAAGCGGTTTCAGAAGGTTTTCATTGTGAAATCGATTTGTGGGTTATGGATGATGAAACTTTGATGTTGGGTCACGATAAACCACAATACTCAATTGACTATTCCTTTCTTTATTATAATCCATTTTGGATTCATGCAAAGAATTTGGAAGCTTTGAATTGGCTATCAGGTAGAGCCTTAAACTTTTTCTGGCACGAAAATGATACTTATACAGTAACTAGTGGCGGTTATATTTGGACATATCCTGGTTCTAAATTAACAGAAAATAGTATCTGCAATCAACCAGAGTGGAATACACCAATCGAAAAACTAACTAAATTCAACGAAAATTGCTTTGGAGTATGTTCCAAATATGTGGAACTGATGAGATAAAAAGTTGTATAAATAACTGATGGTAACCAGAGTGTGTTACAATTCTAAGGGCAATCAATGAAAACTTTTATTTCCTTCTTAAAAGAAGAGGCAGAACCAGAAGGTTCAGCTTTAAAACATATTCACCACGCGGAAGACCGTCCATTAATGCACGGCGCCGAAGGTTTTGAACATGCACATGGTGCATTAATGCAAGCTCACGAACACATGAAGGCTAAAGCAAACAGCAGTAATTTGACCATGAAATATGATGGATCACCTGCAATCGTTTTTGGACACCACCCAAAAACAGGTAAATTCTTTGTTGCTAGTAAATCTGCCTTCAACAAGACTCCAAAAATTAACCACACAGAAAAAGATATTGACAGGAATCACGGCCACGCGCCTGGGCTTGCATTAAAACTTAAAGCTGCTTTAAAACATTTGCCAAAAGTTACACCAAAACATGGTGTTTATCAAGGCGACATGATGCATTCTTCAGAGGATTTACACCACCATGACTAAAAAAGTATCGTTTACTCCAAACACAATCACCTACACCGCACACGGTGATAACGCTAAAAAAGTTGCTGGATCCAAGGTTGGTGTTGTAGTACACACAAAATATCATGGTTCCGACATTGGCACTATGTCGGCACACCACGATGTTGACCACCATAACTTCAAACAACACAAAGATGTTCATCATCACGGTGCAGAACATGATACTGCAAAAGTTGATTATCCAGCTCATGCACAGGATGAATTCCACAAGCACATGGCTGCTGCAAAAGAAATCCATGATACTCATGGTGCAAAAATGTATCCTGCAACATCCAAACACAGAGGTGAAAATACTCACTTAACGACCTATATCAACAAAACCGTTGACACCGGTGAAGTTCCAAGTGTCACAGGATTGAAGAACCACATCAAGTCCCAACATGCCAAAATGGCAGATAAAGTCAAAACAGATGCCGCAAAGAATGCAAAGACTGCTGCTGGCCAAGAACATATCGACCATATTGAGAAAAACAAAGAGCATTATCAGAATCTTTTGACGATGCACCATCATTTGGCACAAGCTAAAAATACTCTAGTTAAGCATCTAGAGGGCCACGAAGGCCATTATGAACATCACATTGGTGGTGTTAAATCTAAGCCTG